CAATATCATGTTTGATACTGCCGGTAAAATGCGCCTAATTGACTTTGGACAAACCCGTATTGAAGTCCCTGTGGTTATTGAGTGTAGTACATATACCACTAAGTTCAACCCATGCAGAGATTTGATCCAATTTTCGGCATTTCAACTCCGCGTGTATAAAAACTCTCCACTCGACCCATTATTAAAACAAATTATACTCTGCGGCAGCAATTATGTATATCCTAGTGAATACCGCGACCCTACTAACACTGAATTACACAAATACACATTGGCCCTTGATACATTAGATTGCTCTGGATGTGTAGGAACACCTGAAGGCGTAAAAAGGCTTATTTCTAAGGGTGCCCCCTCGTGCTTTGGCTCTTGTCTATGGGGAGGCAGGCGCAAACGAACCCGTAGCAAGCCTAAGCGAAGCCGAAAGAATAATCGCCGCACAAAGTAATGGACACCCGCTTCTGGGGACCGTCAGGCTGGCGTCTTCTTCATCTCGTGGCGGCATCTGATCTAGGAACACGTCGTGACCAGGTGAAAGAATGGTTCGGCCTCTTGGAATACGTGCTGCCGTGTAAGTATTGCCGCGCCTCGTTTCACGACTATATCCGTAAGCTTCCACTAACGGATGACATCGTTGCGGACCCCACCAGCTTCAGTCGCTGGCTCTATGATATCCATAACATGGTGAATGACAAGCTCAGAATGCAGGGACTTCTGAAGACACCGAATCCGCCGTTCACAGCGACTCCGAAAGCGAAGGGATTCGTCGGCTGGGATTTTTTCACGGCGATTGCCTTCACGACACCTGGATCAGGAATACACAGCACGCCGCTGCCTGGCGGCAGGACTGCCAGAACCCTCGCAGCTCGCAATCGCTATAATCGCCTCACTTGCGCGGAGCGCCTCCGACTCCTGCGCCGGTGGTGGTCGTTGACCCCATCCATCCTCCCTGTTGCGGAGTGGCGCAGGGCTTGGCAAGCATCTGTGACTGCGAAGCTGTCAACAGATGCGACTTTGTCAAAGGGACCGCCTGTTTCCGGTGGCCGCCAGGCAATGATGAAGTGGCTTTGGGCCCTTGAGGAGGGCGTCTGTAGCCGCCTCCAGTGTGAAACGCATCATGACTCTCTGCCCCAACTGGAGACGGTGTGTGCGGCCTTTGAGAGCAAATGTGGGTCGGCAAAGCGCGGCAAGACATGCCGAACCCGGAAACGGCACCGCTTCTTGACTCGTCGTAACTGAGCCCAGGGAAGGCCGCCTTCATCGCCGCAATCATCGCACGCACATGACTGCTAGTTACCACGAAGGTCTGTGCATAGGCACATGCGCCAGTAGAATCCAATTCTACCGGCACATTAACAGACCATAGTCGCCCTCCCCAAATAAGCTGGTACATACATTATTAGTCCTATCTTGATTTTAGCCCGTGACATTTTCTTCACCTTCTATAAAATGGAAAATTGGGTCATCGTCACGGGGCTCCTTCTGCTGCTTCTGTTTGTCTTGATCACTAGCCGTAGGTATGGCCCAGGCGGCATGCGTCACTGGTATGGCCCAGGCGGCATGCGTCACTGGTATGGCCCAGGTGGCATGCGTCACTTGTATGGTCCCGGTGGCATGGAACGCTTCAGCGGCTCTATGACGCCCACCCTCTACATGTTCGGCTGGGAACAGTGTGGCCACTGTAAGACGGCCAGACCCGAGTTCGAAAAGCTCAAAGAGACCATCGGCGACCGCGTCCACTGCCAATACATTGAGGGCCCCGAGAATCCTGACATGGCGCGGGAGTATGGAGTAGAGGGATATCCGACGTTTTGGTTCGTGAATGGGCCAAAGAAGGTGAAGTATGATGGGGAACGCACTGCCGAGGGACTCCGTCAGTTTTGCGAGCAGAACATGTAGTAAACTTTGTCCACGCCTCGGCTGCGCGATAGCCCTGATTAAAGAGTGCTATCCGATCCTCGGTAGGAATGGAAAAATCCAGCCCATCTATAGCGGTAATATTCAAAGCAATCCAATTCAGCGGTCGCACCACTGACTTGTTTTTCTGGAGCATACGAATAAGGGAGTATATATACTCGTTCAGTGAGGTCACGGGGTCAAACCGACCCTCGCCACTGATCAAGGTATCATATCCGGCAACGACGAGTGTCTGCGCTTTATTGGCCACGCACCGCCACGGATAATATTCGCTCATCGCACCATCACAAAAGACCTCTCCCGACGGCGCTGTCCACGGAGTAAAATACAGCGGCACGGCACAGGATGCCACGATGGCATCAATCACGCGCATATGCGGTGTATTGGCCACATTAAAGACAACTTGGCAGCGCCGCGTGATGTTGGTCGCAATAATATGTAGCCGCACGGGACGGCGTGCTGCTAGTTCCGCAAAGGTTATCGTAGACAGCCCGGCCTCCCATGTATCAAACATCTTACCAAAGATGTCTACGAGTCGTTGATTGGGAATAAGCCCCCAGCTCTGCGCAACATCGGTTATACACGTGTCATCGAGCATGGTCAAACTGTTGAAGTTCACGCACAGTGCCGTATCACGCAACCATGCCGATGAATCCACACCGACCGCGCCAGCAAAGGCAGGAATTGTTCCACATGAGCATCCATACCAGTCTGTGACGGCTCCTAACATGTCATTGTCGACGAGATTGGCAAGGACACCGGTCATGGCATTTCCGTGTATGCCGCCGGAACTGAAAGACACACCCGTTGGTCTCCAGAGCGGTTCCGGCGCGTTAGCCATTCCTCTAGATATGTCAAGGGAGATGGCAAACCAGCAACCACCGCAGCTGACACCTGCCGCACTATTTGAATCTCAGACGAAGCTCGATGCGATGCGCCTACAAATCTATAACCGACTGCTGGCGGCCGTCCAACAGAAGATTCGCGCCCATTCGGCGCTGCCGAATTCTACGCAAATGACCTCCTTCGACTTTCCAAGCTGGTATCCCGGATGCCCGCGCTTTGATGTCAAGGACTGTATTCTCTACGTGGCGTGGAATCTTCGCCACTCGGGATTCAAGGTTCTCTATGTATCTCCGGATAGACTACTCATTAGTTGGAAAGAGCAGTCCATACAGTATTATCAGGAGGAATCTCCCATACGACAGGCGATGATGGCCGCAGCCAAACCGGCAATACAACCAAAGGTAGAAAAGAAGAAGCCCATATACAATCCCGCTCCTGAAGGCGTGGCCGCCATGCTAGCCAACGGAGCAAAAAAGAGTAACGTGATAACGTTTATCTAACCCAGTCGTTTCGCGAGTAGTTTCAGTATCTGTTTCGTTGACATACCCTGCTTAACTGCGAGCTTCACCGGCTTCGCCCTCGCCACCGAAAAGCGCAGCAGAGTATCAATAGACAGCAAGAAGAGGAGTCCAATGGCGATGAACAGAAAGATTTCCGCCGTGCTCTGCATGGGATTCGTAGTAGACAGTGCCTCGATTTGCTTGGCAAGTAGATCTAGACGCCGTTCAATATCGGACGCTGGTGCTGGTGTAACAGCCGCTTCACGCCACAGTGTCGGCTTATCTGCGACGGGCATAGAGCCATCTACGCGTGGAATATTCGACGGCTCGAGCGTAAATGCGGCCTGCCACTCCTCAGGCCGAGCAGTAACACCGGGAAGAGGAAAGAAGTTATCGGAGCCCGTGGCAGCCATTTTGGATTCGTCTGAGCCTGTCATGGGCTCTGGGATGCCGGCCATGGGGTCAGGTGTTCCTGGCAGCGCGGGTGGTACAGAATATTTCTTCTCCTTACTCTTTTTCTTCCCCGGAAGGGAAAATGCATCTTCCAAAGAACAATACCCACTCGACATTCCCTTAACTAGGTCAAAGTTCTTTTTATCTAAATTTATGACTAGCCATGTTAAGGGATGGATACAATACTTTGGATTCTTATGACGGTCGTGCTGTTGGCACTGCTTAGTCCGACGGTTGAATCTTTTGCGGATATGGACGGCTGGTTGGCCAAGACGAGTACCGAGGCCATTAATGCCGCTCCCAGTGATTCCGAATTAAAGAATCACTATCGCAATGTGCTAGTCTACGCGGCAGACGACATCAACAAGCAGAGTCCGACGGGTAATGGTATGCGTATTCTGGCCGATTTCCGTAACCGAGTCTATGGCGTGCGCGAATTCAAGCCGATGACTGCCTCCGATTTTCTCGCAAACTGGCCGACATGGCTTCCACCTCTGGACACCACCATGAAAGAGCCCGTGCCCGATGTAGACACGGCGGTCGCATCCGAGGCCAAGATGCTGGCGTATCTGGACAAGAATTTTCCCGCGGAAAAGACGGCGAACGCACAGAGCACGTCGCTCTGTCGTCTGATGCTCAAGGATTTCGGCGATCGCTATCTGTTTACAGAACCACGCAAGGATCTGGGATTGAGACCCGACTTCTTACGCGTGCCGCTGACACGGGGCTGGATAAATCCTGTCAACTAAATAGAGTCATGCTTCATCTGCTACCGATGGGACCTGTGTGGATAGTCAGTATCGTCATTGTTCTCTTTGCCGCGTTACCGGATAAAGTGCCAGCAGCATTCAAGACTACGACCGGCTTACTCTTTCTGGCAGGTGTGACGGTGGTCGCGGCATACGTGGAACCGGTCCTCGGCGCCGCGTGCGCGATTTTTCTGGCGGATCTACTAATGACTGCACCTATCGAGCGCTTTGAGCCGTCAATTCTGACGGCTGACTACGTAACACGAAAGAACAGTTGGTACGGGGAACATGCGCTAGGAGAAAATATCCGCGGAATAAATTTCTTGTCTGACGACTGGCTGAATAAGGATTACGTTCAGAATAAAAATCGTTGGACCGATGAGCGAATCCAGCACGTACATCCCAAGGCCATTGACATGCGTCCCGTCAGTAATCCTCCGATGTATGAGGAGAGCGGTCACTCCTGGAAATAAAGTGGCGCTCAATTAGGGATGCTAGCACGGACGCCTCTGTTTCAGTTTCTTGGAGCTATCATTGTGCTCTTGGTCACGGATTACATGCCCGCGGCCGGTGTGGTCGCATTCATGATTTGGGTCGCGTGGATATATTCAGCTATCAGCAAAAAAACGTATGCTAAGGTAGATGGCCAAGGTGAAACCGCCGCCAGAGCCCCCGTATATGGAGATGCTGCATAACATAAATACGAATCCCTATCTGCTCGGCATCGCCTACATTATTCTCAATGTGGGCGGTCGCTTTATGGCGCTCTCGGTCACGCCGGCGCAAGAGGCCTTTCTCCAGAATATTTTGTTTCGTCCGCTGCTGCTCTTTGCCATTATGTTCATCGGAACCCGCAACCTAGTTGTCGCGTTCTGGTTAACTACGGCAATCATCATCGTGATGCATTATCTACTGAATGAAGAATCGGACTGGTATCTGTTGAAACCGCGGTATCCTACACATTGAGATTCAGCGTGGCACCGACGGGTGCCGCCCGGCGTCGCCCCCGCCGCTTCTCAGTATTCGTTGTATTCTCAGAGCCCATACTCATTGTATCACTGGCCATAAACTCTGCCAATGGATCTACGCGCGTTCCGACACCATCACGTGTCACAGCGGGCGGAGAAGGAGGAGGACCATCTGCGGTAAATACGGTCGCATGTTGGGAGTCGATCGGCGTATTGGCCTCCTTGGCGCGCTCGGCCTCAAATGCGCGCAAGATGTCGTCGACACCGGAGGGACCGCGCATCTCACGGCGGGCGGGTGCCTCAAAGGCGCTCGCGGCCACGTTGAAGGGCACACGGGTGTTCTGTGCCTCGGGGCGAGGCGGGGCCTGGGGCATACTGGCCGCCATGAAATTGCCAAATCCGCCGCCCATCTTCGCTGCCGCTGCCGCCGCAAACTGGCGCTGGAGTTCGGGATTCTCATTGAGCAGATCCGACATGCCAGGAATTCCCGAGCGCTCGGCCATAGAGTTGGTCAGATGATACATGGTGGCCGAGACACCGAGGGTACCTGCTAGTCGCAGCAGGGGATGCATCTTGGCCTGGTCCTTGTACATATCGTAGAGCTCCTCAAAGATTTCGTCGAAATCTTCCACGTTGGTATGGACAGACTCGGACCAGCCCTTCAACTTGGGCTTCATGGGCAGACGGTCGCCGAAGCGGTCATTCACCATCTCCACGCCGGTCACGAAGGTCATGAGCGCATTCCGCTGGAAACGGATTGACGCCTCGAGGTTACGACTGTCCGTCAGACGATCATACTCAGTCTTGATATCGGCGAGAGAGTTCGTCATTGTCATGCGATTGCCGCCCTCGACACGACGCATCTTGGTCAGAAACCGCTGCTTCTCGGCGGCCTCCTGCTCGGGCGACATGCCGGAGTCCAGCACTTGTGCCGGTGCCGGAGGAGCACCGAACCCCGTGTTAATCACAAAGGGCTCCTCGCGCTTGATACGGATTTCATCGCCGCCGGGATTGGCGTCCAGATTCACGACCTCGACGTCATCAATCTGCTTGATTTCAATTCGAGGCATTTCCTGACCGGGGCTCCTCAGAATGCTCTTGGGCGAGGCGCTGACCTTCGAGGGATTGGCCAGAAGATTCACGCCAAAGTCGTCGCCGAGTTCCTGAATATCTCCACCGACGTCAATCTCCTTCGCACGCGAGGCAAAGGATGCCAACTCGGCCGTCGTTGGCTTGGAATCGACAAAGTGGACATTCATATCGTTGCCTTAGGGGGAGAGCTTTAATTGGGGACTTGGCCGCGGGCACCGGCCTCAGCCTAATGTTATAGTTGTTTGAAGCCCGGACTCGGTCATTAAGGCATACAGGTCCGGGTCGGTGGCCTCGATATATTGACGATAGGCATCAAGTGGGTAGGATATGAGAAGCCCCTCTTCACACTCGCACCACTTAAAGTCATTGGCTAATGCCGCCCCAACCAGCTCGGATTGCGACACCTGGGTAGATGCGTCAAGGATTATGATAGTGGGATGTAGTTCAAGATTAGACGACATAATTGTTTGGGCCACAGATATAGATGAACACCGAGGGATACAGAGCACGAGGGGCGTGTTTTTTGAGATGGGGGCCGTAAACATGGTAGCACCGATACCGGCAACCGTATGAACGACTCCAGGTAAGGGGCCAGTGTCAAAAGGACTGGGTATTACAGGCTCAGGGCTAGGGTCAGAAGGATCAGGGCTAGACGGGCTAGTAGGACTAGCAGGACTAGCAGGACTAGGCATAACAGGATTCTGCCGTCGGGGGCTGGGCGCTTTCAGCGGATTGATGAACGCACCCAGGTTACCGTACATCTACTTAGCGCGCAGCATCCAAGCACATGAGAAAGGCGTCGGCCAAGTCATCCTGTTTCGCCTGCGCACGCCACCATGCTAGTTTCTCAGCAGCCGCTGGACAGGCCCCCAGAGTCTCTGTAACCTTGGCGATTGCGGCAAGCTTGCGATCTCGCTTATTGCTCTTGCCGGACGCGATACCGGCACCACGGGTCTTCACACTTGCGTTCGCGAATTCAATGGTGCCCGTCCATCCGTGCTCGGTCCGCAGCCGATGGTCAATGAGCGTGAAGAGCATGATCTGGATGGACTTCATGTGCGGAGCAAACTCGGAGGGCTGGTTTTCTATACGGATAAGTGACGCGGCGGCCAGATGCCCGAGCTCTGTGGTCAGACAGGTTTCCATACCCTCAAGAATTCGCTGGAGACTAACACCACGGGCCTTGGGTGCCTTGTAGGGCATGAGCCGGATCGTGGCGGCGAAGGCCTCAATATCCTTCTTGGTCTTGGCCGTACAACCGTGCGCGGCAGCCCAGACCCGCCAGTCGGCCACGGCCCCTGACACATCAAGGAACGCCTTGGCAGACTTCTTGGCGCACTTCTTACACATAAGCACGTCGCCGTCGCGCCAACTGGCGGGGCCACCACACACCCGCCCTGCTAGTTCCTTGGAGCAACGTGTTTGGCTTTGTGCGTCGGCACCGTCGGCAAGTAGATTCAGATTCGCCCAGCGTTCGACGGCGACGAGGCCGGACACGTCAAAGGAGGCGACGCAATAACTCAGATTCTTGATGCCGAGATCGAAGGCGGCAATCATTTCTTGTCTTAGTTGTGCTAGTATTTAGATGGCCCATTTTCTAGGTTAGTAACTAATCTAGAAAATGGTCTAGGCGGACTGGCTAACGCCAGCAGCCACTGCTGCGCAGATGGCTGGAGTCAACCCCACGACTATTGACTCTATTTGGTCTAGGCGGGGGTCGAACCCGCGACTTTGGCGTTCCTTTTTTAAGAGTGCTAACAAGTATAGACGAATCTATAAGCACCACGCTCTACCAACTGAGCTACTAGACCGCTGCGCGATCTAATCGCAAGGCTGAACTCCGTTCAGCCGAGCTACTAGACCTGTAGCTCACTTTCGGTGCTTCGCACCTTAGTGAGCTGTGAAAGCCCCATGTGGGACTCGAACCCACAATCTTCAGCTTAAGTCGCATTGACTGCACTCATGTCATGCTTGCTTAGAAGGCTGACGCGTTATCCGTTGCGCTAATGGGGCTCTACCCCATCCACAACTGCTAGGCTTTAGATCCGAGTTAGATACTACGGATAAACTCCCATCGCATCTCCTGACAAATCTTCTGCCACACCTGATCCTGTTGATACAGTTTTTCCCGCGACTTCAGCAGTTGAAAGCACGGAAGAAACTCGTCCATTTCAAGCAGCTGGCAGAGTTTATACAGCACATACGGATACGACAGAAAATTAGACCGATTTGTCGGACAGTATTTGATGAACGCCGGCTGAATCTCCTTAAACATGTGCTGCAGTTTCTCTTCCATCTCTTTCGACAGTGTGAGCATCGTCATCTGTTGCTGAATCTTGTTCTTGATTTGCTGAACGTGGTCATACATCTTGGAGAACTTGAGTTTCTGGAGCACCTCGCGAATCTTGTCCTTCTTCAGCTTCTTGGGGTCCGAAATGCGTTCTTTCTTAAGTTCTCGCATAACGGCATCCAACACATCCTGGGGAATATCCGTATTCTCCTTCGCCTGGAACTGTGCTAGCCATTCGTTGAAATGATTAATCTTCTTATACGCGAAATACGTGACTTCGCGAGGCGGGTCCTTGTAACTCGGCTTCTCAGAATCAATCAGAATAAATTCCTCGCGACCACATCCAGGGCATCCCAACAGCGCCTCGTTTTGATAAAAGGTCATCTCCATATCGCACGCCGCACAAAACCCCCAGCCCGTCTCGATACCGGAACCAGGCATGATGCCGCCCTTGATGGCGCTCGGGTCCACGATCGCCAGATATTTCTCTAGCATCTTATCACGATTGAGTCCCGTCGTCGTATCCATTTCACTGGCTTTGACCTTGGTTGGTGACGGAGCGACCGGCGACGGCACCTCAAAATAACTCAAAACAGAGTTGGACTGAACACGCTGTGGCGCCGCCGCCGCCTCACCCTTTGCTAGTAGTTCTTGGGCATCAAAATACTGAAAGAGGGTATCGCCCACATCCAGAAAATAGTCTATACGACGTTTGTCCGTTCGAATATCGGCAATTTTCCGCGTTGTCTCCTCAATCGCGTCGCTGAGTTGTCGCCACTCATCTGTGTAAGTTTCTGTCATTGTCGCAAACTCGGTCTTAAGCGTTGCAAGGTTGGTCTCGAGTACAGCCAGAGTCGCCTTATCGTCATTGAATTCCCGCATTTTTTGATGATGGAATGCTTCGAGTGTGGTTGCCTGTTTAACCTTGGATTCTGATATCACACTGCTGACGAGAACATCTCGTATAGACATCCAGATGTTGAATTCTTCGGTGTAGGGCTTTAGATACACGAAGTGTATCTGCGCCCTCAAGGCCAGATACGCAGTCGCGGCATCTCCGGGTAACCAAAGTCGCTGCCCCAAGGAGAATGGTTCAGGGCGGATTGATGCAGCTCGTGGCCTACGGTGCACAGGATGTATATCTCACGGCGAATCCCCAGGTGACCTTTTTCAAGCAGCTGTATCGTCGTCACTCTAATTTTGCCATGGAGGCTGTCGAGCAGGTATTTAATGGTGTGCCTAATTTTGGTAAACGGGTGCAGTGCGTGATTAGTCGTAACGGGGACCTCGTCTATCGCATGTATCTCCAGACAACGCTGCCGTCGGTGGATCTCAATGACCCCAGTGTTAGTGCAGTGGATGCGTCGGGTGACCAGTTTCGCTGGCTGAATTGGGTCGGTCACAATCTCATCAACGATGTCTACATTGAAATCGGCGGCCAGCAGATTGACAAACACTACGGGGACTGGCTTCATATCTGGAACGAACTCACGCAGCCGGCGGGCAAGCAGGCCGGGTATGCCGAGATGGTCGGCAATGTGCCAGAGCTTACGAATCTGATTACCAAGGTGGGGCCTGATGGAGGCTGTACAAATATGTGTACAGGAGGCGATCCGCATTCTAGCGCCTCGGCGCGTAGCTGCTCGCCTGAATATACCCTATATATCCCGCTACAGTTCTGGTTTAATCGCCACGCCGGTCTCGCACTGCCGCTAATTGCGCTCCAGTATCACGAGGTGCGCATCACGCTGGAGTTTAATCAGCTTCAGAATCTGATGTGGACGAATAATCCTACGATTTTGGACGCCGTTAATGCGATTGGGCTCGTGTCCGCCTCAATCTATGTGGACTACGTGTATCTGGACACGGAAGAGCGTAGGCGGTTTAGCCAGGTCGCACACGAATATCTGATCGAGCAGCTCCAATTTACGGGCGGCGAGTCCATTACTAGCGCGGCGAACAAAATCAAGATGGCCTTCAATCATCCGTGTAAGGAAATTGTGTGGGTCGTCCAGCGGCAATCCTTTGTGTCTACCGACCCTGCGGTCATCAATCCCTGGAAGGGCCAGCAGCCGTTTAATTATTCGGATTTCTGGGATCGCGCGGCGCTGGAGTCGGGTTATTCCATTTCGACCGTGGAGGGGCTGGCGGGATGGAACCCTGTGGCGGTGGCGAATATCCAGCTGAACGGTCAGGACCGGTTTTCTGAACGTGAGGGACGATACTTCAATCTGGTACAACCGTATCAGCATCATACAAATATACCGGCAGTGGGCATTAATGTGTATTCCTTTGCTCTGAATCCTGAGGAGCATCAGCCTAGCGGGACTTGTAATTTCTCCCGGATAGACGTGGCTACCCTTAACATGACCGTGTCGACTAACACGGTCTATGACGGAAATACGGCACAAGTCCGCATTTATGCGACGAATTATAACGTATTCCGTATCATGGCGGGGATGGGAGGCTTGGCGTACAGCAACTAAGGCCCGGCAATTCCCCCGGCGCCAAATTATTTTAGATTGTTAAAGTATAAATGACTTCTGGTGGTCTTATGCAGCTTGTTGCCTACGGTGCACAGGATGTTTATCTGACGGCGAACCCTCAGGTGACCTTTTTCAAGCAGCTTTACCGCCGCCACTCTAACTTCGCGATGGAGGCCATCGAGCAGACCTTCAACGGCGTGGGCAACTTCGGCAAGCGTGTGCAGTCCACCATCTCCCGTAACGGCGATCTGATCACCAAGGTGTATGTGCAGGTGACCCTGCCCTCCATCGACGGCACCATCTTTACCGGCATCACCACGACCGATGTGAACACCTTCTCCTGGGTGCCCTACCTGGGCCAGTATCTGATTGACAACGTGTATGTTGAGATCGGCGGCCAGCAGATTGACAAGCACTACGGCGAGTGGCTGCACATCTGGAATGAGCTGACCCTGCCCGTGGGCAAGGAGCTGGCCTACCTGAACATGGTGAACGCATACGGTGGTGTGGCTCTGTCTCCTTCGTCGAGCACCACTTGCAGCCCCTGCCAGACTGAGGTGAGCTCTGAGGACGTGCGTGCCCTGGCCTGCGTGAACCCCATGATTGCCGCCAACGGCACGGACTGCGTGTTCGCCAATACCACCGCCTTCTCTCCCACCCTGTCTACCAAGACCTTGTCTGGGGACTCTGAGCCTGTCACTGTGGGCCTGAACGGCTGCATCCCTGAGCAGACTCTCTACATTCCTCTGGAGTTCTGGTTCAATCGCCACGCTGGCCTGGCTCTGCCTCTGATCGCCCTCCAGTATCACGAGGTGAAGATTAACGTGGAGTTCACCCCTCTCCAGTACCTGGTGAACATCAACGTTGATGGGGATGCCGCCAAGGCCCAGAAGGTGCTGAACAACGTGGCCCAGAAGGGCATGGTGGCATGCTCTCTGTATGTGGACTATGTGTACCTGGACACGGAGGAGCGCCGCCGCTTCGCACAGGTGGCCCACGAGTACCTCATCGAGCAGCTCCAGTTCACGGGCACGGAGTCTGTGACCTCCACCTCCAACAAGATCCAGCTGTCCTTCAACCACCCCTGCAAGGAGATCGTGTGGGTGGTACAGAACCCCAGCTACCTGGACTGCAATTCTCAGACCAACTCCCCTTGGCGCTACACGGATTCCAGCCTGGGCAACCCTACCGCCGTGGCCAAGATCCAGCTGAACGGCCAGGACCGTTTCACGGAGCGTGAGGGCAGCTACTTCAACTTTGTGCAGCCCTACCAGCACCACACCAACACGCCTTCCACGGGCATCAACGTGTACTCCTTTGCACTGAAGCCTGAGGAGCTCCAGCCCAGCGGCTCTTGCAACTTCTCCCGCATTGACAATGCCGTGCTGAACCTGACGCTGACCCCTGCCACTTTCGCCACCAACGCGGAGGTCTTCCCCAATATTAAGGTCGCATCTGACTCTAGCGAGACTGCTAAGTACCCCGCTCAGTCTAGTGCCAACGTGAACGTGTATGCGACCAACTACAACGTGCTGCGCATCATGAGCGGCATGGGCGGCCTGGCCTATTCCAACTAAGCACACTACCATATCTCTTATTTTTGTGTTTACCTATTGATTCTATAGTAGGGTAATGCTATTATATATATATTCAGATTGTTACTGTCTGAATATAGATATATCTCAGAAATTAAATTCTCCGGCAAAGGTATAAATGACGTCTGGTGGTCTTATGCAGCTCGTGGCTTATGGCGCACAGGACGTGTATCTGACGGCGAACCCTCAGGTGACCTTTTTCAAGCAGCTGTATCGTCGTCACTCCAACTTTGCGATAGAGGCCATCGAGCAGACCTTCAACGGTGTAGGTAACTTCGGCAAGCGTGTACAGTCCACTATCTCCCGTAACGGCGATCTGATCACTAAGGTGTATGTTCAGGTGACCCTGCCCGCCATCGACAACACTGTGATTGACCCCGCTTGTACTTTTGGGTGGGTAAAATACCTGGGCGATGCGCTGATCGACAATGTGTATATTGAGATTGGTGGTCAGCAGATTGATAAGCACTACGGCCAGTGGCTGTATATCTGGAATGCGCTAAGTCTGCCTACTAGTCTCCAGCCTGGCTATTCGTACATGACGAGTGGACAGAATGGTGTATCTAGTGGGGCGTGCCTGCCTTGCGTCGAGCCTAACCAGATTGTTGGGTGTCTCCAGGAGAAGACTATGTATATCCCTCTGGAGTTCTGGTTCAACCGCCATGCCGGCCTGGCCCTGCCTCTGATTGCTCTTCAGTATCACGAGGTGAAGATCAACGTGGATTTCGTCCCTCTTCAGTATCTGGTGAACATCGTTGGTGGCACCGCTACTGAGCAGTCCACTTCTTTCAACAACCTGGCTAATCTGGGCATGGTGGCATGCTCTCTGTATGTGGACTATATCTATCTGGATACCGAGGAGCGTCGCAGGTTCGCTCAGGTGGCCCATGAGTATCTCATTGAGCAGCTCCAGTTTACTGGCACTGAGTCGGTGACCTCCACCTCCAATAAGATCAAGCTTCAGTTCAACCACCCCTGTAAGGAGATTGTGTGGACGGTCCAGAACCCCAAATATTACGATTGCAACTACAAGGAAATTGTCTCCTTTTTGTATTTAGATAATTATGGCAACAATCCTACCGCTGTAGCCAAGATCCAGCTGAACGGCCAGGACCGTTTCACTGAGCGCGAGGGCGCATACTTCTCCGTGGTCCAGACCTACCAGCACCACACCAATTCTCCTGCTGGGAATACTTATTATGCTGAGACTCAGAACTCTGCGGCATCATCTACTAATGGATACGACAGTGCTATCTGCGTCTACTCCTTTGCTCTGAAGCCTGAGCATATCCAGCCCAGCGGCTCCTGTAACTTCTCTCGCATTGACAATGCCGTGCTCAACCTGACCCTGACTCCTGGTGCGTTTAGCCAGACGAATACCTCCGTAAACATAAACGTGTATGCGACCAACTACAACGTGCTGCGCATCATGAGCGGCATGGGTGGCCTGGCCTATTCCAACTAAGCACACAGCGAGGAGTCCAACTAAACGCAGTTATGATGAGAAGGATTTATACAACTCTGTCAGTAACTTATATTAGGTCCACCTAATACAAGTTATTAGGCCGGCTCAAGCACCTCAATCTCCTCAAAGTCGCTCAGCAGCAGCGACAGAGCATGCGTGCGGCGCTCTAGCCAGGTGTCGCCAGGCGCCTGACGCGTCAACCACTTCCACCGCCACTCGAAGCGCAACGCCGCCCGCTCATCGGCAAAGCCGCCGACCAAAAAACGCCGCGTCCAGGTTCGCCCCGCCGTCGCCCGCGCACCACCTGCTAGTTCTCCATTGTGCTGCCGCAGCCGCCGGTCAGGATTCACCGTCGCTCCCACATAGGTCTTTGCTTTACCGACAGCCTCAAGCATATAACAAAACCACATCCTATGTCGGGCGTATGAAATTATAGTAACATCCAACCTTGTTTAGGTAGACATGAGCTCCGTAGTTTTGTCTAGCAATGTCACTAATAAATACACCATCAGCATCATATCGGCTCGTAATCCATGTAATACCCCTAACATGCTGTTTGTGAAAAATAAACATGGCGGTATCTATTCTGCCGACTTGTATAGTATCCCCATATAAAATAGAGTGTCCTCGTAATTGGTCAAAGGTATAGAAATATTTGCAGTTTAGCTGATCCACAATGGACCAAAA